GCTTATTTTGTGACGGATCGCACTCATGATGGGTAACGCAACTTCAATCGTCCAGAACTTCAACATTAAGGGAGATGGTAATACCTTCTCACCTTCCGCCGAGACAGCATCGTCCGCCGTCCCATCTCTATCCTTGAATCCAGGATTGCTCAATCCAGGTGGTAAAGCATGGACTCTCATCGATCCTACAGTCCCAGCAACCGCACCAGGTTCCTTGCGCTTGATGACGACAGAAGATGTTCCTGCTGCCTTGGGTACGTCGATACTTGGGTCGAATGGTGCCGCTCCATCCAGTGGTATGTACTTAGTACCCGTTAAAGAGACGCTCAATGTCGTTACGGATCACGCTATCGCTCAGTTTGAAAAACTGCAATCTGCTTACGAGCTTGATCGGGATTACCTTGATGAGAAAGGTGTCGCTCCCGAGAGTGTTTCCTTCAAGAATTATCTGACCTACGTTGACTGCTATGTTGGAGTGTCCGCTCGTCAGGCAGCTACCAATTTCCAGAAACACGTCCCTGTCGTCACCAAGTCTAAAATGATGTCATTTATGACATCAGCTCAGAATATCCTTTCTCTGCTTGGTCCTTGGGAGAAGAGTATCCGCGAAGTGCTAACAATGCTACCAAGCTCGACTCCGTATGGTACCTTGAAATGCGACATGAAGGCCATTGTCGCTATGTTAGAAGAGCAACTTCCTGAGGGTAATCTCTGCAGGCTTTATCCCCAAGCTGCCGCTTGTTCCATAGCCCGTCGTAATGGTGGTGTGCGTTGGAAGGAACCCAATTCAGATGAAGCACCCTCCTTGGCCACTAATGATGTCGCTGCCTCCACAATGGGCGCATTGGCTAACACCACACCTTTGGCTGATAAGTCAAATACTACTGAGGAATCCATGCGTCTGGTGTCCGAATCCTCTGTGGATCTAATTTGCTCCCGTCGTCCTATCAGTGCTTCAGTTTGGGCGAGAACAGTTGAGCCTAAATCATACAACATTAGGACACTGAAGGTCTCTGAGGCATTGTGGCTTCGTCAGAGTCAGGTGAGCGCGGGTTTTGATGTTGCCTATAACTTGAACGACTCGACGCAGCGGCATTTCTGGATAACCACGGGTACCACTGTCATCAATCTGGAGCAAACTGGAAGTATGATGTTCGAAGTTAATATCGAGGGTAAGGATTACAAGAAAGGGAACTTCCAGCCTAATGGAGCTACTCTGGTCCTTCTTGTCATGCAGTCTCGGCTTCCATTCGAGACCTGGACCGTCTCATCTCAGATTGAAGGGATAGCTCAAGTCGCTTCAATTGTAGTCACTGCCGGGAGTGGCTCTACAGTCAACACTAGTATCATCGGCTCTACATCGCTCAGTTACTTATTCGAACGGGAGACAATAACCACCGCGAATACTGAGGTTAATACGTATCTTCTATGCACTTGGCAATCCAGTAGCATTTGCACGGACGCTGACTCATGGCCAGATGCCTGGGACGCTGTCACTACGTTGACTCCTCTGACTACTGGTACCGTTACCGTTAAAGGCTCGACGGTCGAGAAGGTGACTCCAGTTGACTTGATCGGTTCCTACACACCAGAATCGTTGACAGCTGCTCTTCCTAATGATGCTGGCAATATTCTTGCTTTACGAGCTGAAACTCTCGCCAAAGCCGTTAAGAATGAAGATGACTCGGTGACGGACGAGTCCTCCCCTTTCAGCGCGCCGATACAGGGTATTCTAGCTTTACAGCAGAAAGAGACCGAAGGTACGGCAGGAACTCCGGATCTTAAACCACCAGGTACCTTGCAGAAAATTGCTTCGCGTGCAATGCACATGTTCCTGGGCGATCCTAAAAGTGTTCTGAAACAGACTACCCCAGTTCTGAAAGATCCGCAAGTATGGACGAGCTTCGTTCAAGGTGTGCGAGACGGCATTAGAAATAAATCTCTATCTGCAGGCGTTCGCTCTATTGTTGACAATCTGTCAGCAGTTCAATCAGTTAAAGAATGGAAGCAGAATGTGCTGGGCAAAATCCAGAAGTTGTTCAAGCCTAAGTGAGGTGGTGCTGGCTCTTCCCGTTGTGGGCACACACGCGGGAATCCATAACCCACAGCCGGGTGACGCCGGTCGGGTCCGTCCGCTTATTCATC